CCTAAATTCATTGCATTAGATGAAAATGGTTTTTGCTTTAAAAAATGTTGAACACTATAAGAATAAATTGTTTTTAATCCACTTGCAGAAATAGATGGATTTTTGTGATAATCTTCATTGGAATCTTGTTTAATTATCATTTTTTTGCATTACTAATTTATGTAAATTTTCTGTTAATTTTTGATTAATATCTTCAAGTTTTTCAAGTCGTTTATTTAAAAATTTTATATCAGATTTTTTTTCAATGATTTCACTTTTATAAAAATTGTTTCTTGTTTCTAAATAAGCAATTTCGCCTTTTAAAATAGTATTTTCATTGCTTAAATTAGCAAGTGATTCAGATAATGCATTTATACGTTCTAACATAAAACGATGATCATCAATCGGTGTTTCATCCATTAAAGGCATATTGTTATCCATAAAACATTTTTTTAAAATGGGCAATTATTTTTTTATAATTTGAGTTGTAAAAAATTAATAACATGATAATAATCACCCATTGATTAAAAACTAACTAAAAAGGTAAATCACCATCTGATTCTATTTGCTCTGATTTTTTGTTATCAGGCTTCCAAGTATTTAATTCTAAATAAACACCATAATCGCCATTTTTAATTTGAAATTTTAATTGTTTATGGGTTTTACCATCTTTGTCTGTATATTCAGTCAAATGTTGTTCTTTTTCTTTTACCCATTTAAAAAAATCATTAGGTGTTAAAATCATATCACCCAAAACAAAATCGGGAGAATTTTCTCTTTTTGGAAATGTTTTTATTCCTTTTGGTCTGTTTGTATTTTCTTGTTTTATTTCGCTCATTTTTTTAATTTTTAATTATTTATTTATTACTTTTTTTGTTTTTAAATTTTTCAGTTTTTCTTTTATTTGATCAATTTGTGATTGGTTTAAAATATATTTATCAGTGTTTAATAATTTATCTAATTTATCTTTTGTTTTATATTTATTTATAAATTCATTAAATTGATATGTTTCTAATTTTGGAGATTTATTAATACTATCAGAATCATTAGTGTCATCCAAACATAGTAAATTGCCAAGCGCATATTTTTTTGCATAACTTGACGCCGTTCCTGATTTTTGTGGCATTTGCATACCTTTTTGATTTAAATCAATAAATGCATCATCACGTGCTGTTATTGGTTTTTGGTCTTTATTTTTATTGTCAAAAAATTTTGCTTTTGCTCTAATGTATGGCATACCACATTTTTCTTTAGTTTTATTAGAAATAATAATACTGGCGTCATATTGTTTTAAAAATGGTTTTATATGTTCCAATATATCTTCGGCACTTCTAAATTTATAATTTCCAAATTGATTTTTTCGTGTTTTTGGTACTTTTAATTTTGTTTGTATTGCAGTTAATTTTTGAAGTATATTCATATTTTTAACGTTTTTAGGTTAAATTTTAGGTTTTTTAATATTTTAATATCTTTTATAGTTAGACTATCAGGATTTTTTAATTTAGATTTTAGAGTTGGCAAAGTACATTTTAATTCTTTACAAACTTTTATTCTTGTTAATTCTAAATCCTGTAAATCGTTTATAAATTCAAATTCAAATTTATTCATAATCATTAGATTTATCTGTTTACAATATTAAAAAAAATTTTTGATTTAAAAAAATATTTTAATACATTAGTCGTATAAAATAAATATTATAATATTAACTAAAAAAAAAAAATGAATTATTCCTTTAATACCAAAGATTTAAAATTACTAACTACTAAACAGGCGGAATCTGAATTAAGACAACTTAAAGAATTAGAAATGATATTAAGAGAATATTTGGAAAGGTAAAAAAATAAAACCCCCCAACAACAATTAAAGATATTAGGGGGCGAACAAACAAAAAAAAAGTTTATTCAAATACTGTTTGGTAAGTTGAATCAACATCATCATCTTGATTAGGAACATGCATTTTTAAATTATATTTATTTTCTTTCATATTATGTTCCATTCCATCAAGATAACAAGAAACATTTTCACGCAATAATTCTTGACCAAAATCAAATAAAATTTTATTATGCATTGAAATATGATTTAATGTTAAATTATAAAATGTTCCCTCATATTTTCTTAAATATTGGCGATGATCATTTAAAATTTCTTGACTTACAATTTGCTCCATTGTTTTATTAGATGTATCTCTTAATCTTTTATAATCGCCCAAGTAACGTCCCATAAAAAAATCGGTTTCTTTTGCTTCATTTGAAATTATGTTTTTTTCATTTTTATATAATCCTGTATATGTACCCGCTGAATCTAATTGACGCCTTTTTGAAATCATTTTATTATCAGTTACATCGTATTTTTCGGCAATATAAAAATTATCAATGTAAGTCGCCGAATGTGTTCCATTTGCAGATAATTGTTCAGGACGTCCCATGCGTAATTTTACAGTTTTATCATTATTGTCTGATGATGTTTCAAAAGGCGGCACGGTCAGTGTAAAAGTTTGCCATTTGTTCAAAGTTTCGGTTGTAATACCTTTTGTATATGCTGATGCACTTGATGCTGAAAATGTTGTGTTTGTGCTTGAATCCCATTCATTAGTATCAAAATTAAATCTGTGATCAGCAGTTCCATCACCGCTTAAATCAACATTTAAACGTATAGAAATAATATATTCAGCAACCGTTGATGTTGTTCCAAAATAATAACTAAAACCAATTTGTAAATCTTGATTTTGTTTTACAGTTGCAGGGCAAGTAATAAAATCATAAATAACAGTTCCTGTTGTATTTATCGCCGTACTTTTGAAATATCTGTTTCCGCTTATTGCTTTTACATTTTGACTGTAATCAGAAGCAAAAGAATAATCAGTTGATGAAAATCCTGCTGATGTTGATGCTACTTCAAAATCACCTGTTAATGATGTTAAATCAGAGGGAATAGCCATGTTTGGATTTACGCTTTTAACTTCTAATTTTGTTAAATCTGTAACGAATTGAACTTCTTTTAATGGTTTTTCATAGCTTTTTAATAAATCATTATTTATTGGATGCAAATCTTTTGGCGCTGTAAACAAAACATCATCATCAGTTGTTTCAATATAAGTTCCCTCATAATTAAATACTTTATATGAAATTTGTTCTGAACCTTGCAGTAAAAAGTCGTTTTGATAATTTTCTATTAATCCCATTTTTTTTTATTTATAAAATACCGTCTTGATCTACTCGCAAAGATACTAATGTTGAACTTGATGCGTATGGTGTAAAATTAATCGTTCCTGATCTTGAACTGCCATTGTTTCTTAAAAATGTTATCGTTACAATTGTATTTGATGGATTTCCAAGTTTAATACTTGGGCGTAAAAATCTCGCAGTTGTGTTAACGCCATATTTACCATTTGATGAAACTATAATATTAAAAGTACCGCCATTTTCACCAACGCTTAAAACACCACTTGGATTTATTGAAATTGATGATGCCACTGCGGCAAATTGTGGCGATCCACTTACATTTAAAGTCACACTTTGATCAGTTGCCCCAATATTTCCAAAAATAGTAATAACACAATTATTTGAAACAACACTTTTATTTAAACTTGCAATGCCACCCGCAGAAAATAAAGTACTTAATCGCCCTGCATTATCAAAATCATAATTAGTATTTGGGGTAAAAGTGACCGTTCCACTAAATGAATCATCTGATGCGCCTGTAAATGTTAACGATCCTGCGCTTTTGGTTGTGTTTGTTGTTGTATCATTTATAGTCACGGTTGTTGTTGTTTGTGGTCTTAATGCTGAACCGCTAACTGTTAAATATTCATTAGCACCACCATTTGGTAATGTGCCTGAAACTGTAATTCTAATAAATTCACCAATTAATGATTTTGCTACTGTATAACCCCCCGTTACACTTGCACTTATTTGACTAACACCCGTAAATTCACCCCCGCTTGGCATAACATTAAAATAAACTGAAAAGCTATTTCCAACCTCTGAACCTTGATAATTTATTGTGGCAACGGTTGGCGTTCCACTTGCACCAATTAATCCACTTTCTTGAAAAAATATTCTTAAAGTTCCACCAGTATTTGATGATGAAACAAAAGCCGAAACAGTAATTGTTGATGAATCTGAATCTGTACCTGCGCTGTTTGTTGCTGAAACTGAAACCGTACCGCCACTTATACTTGTAGTTGCAGGAAATGACAATGTTGGATAAGGATCACTTGTTGTTTGTGTTGTACCATCGGGCAACGTCCAAGTTGTTGATGTTGGTGTCCCCCCGCTGTTTAATAATGTAAAATAAAAACCAGTTCCCGCCATTTTAGAAACTGCACCATTTAATGTAATATCAGGCGCAACAACAGGATTGACAGAAACAGGGGGGTCGCTTTCACCCTCGCCAAATGTTGGAACTCCATTGTCTGCGACTGGTGTTGGATCAACTGAAATATCATCACCTGATGCGCTTACAGTAGATTGTGTAATTCTATTATCTATAAGTGATGAATTATTTACAATATACCATTTACCATAAGATTGGAAAATTCTTGAATTTGTAGCTTTTAAAATACGTTCTAATAATTCTTTTGCCGTCCTATAAGTAAATTTATTTGGATTTAACATTGCTATTTCATTAACCAAAATATCATGAAAAATTGTGTCGTTTGTAGCCCCGCCAACTTTACGGGTGTCATTTGCAATATAAATATCAAATTGATGTCCTGTTTTTTTTAAAATTTCTGTTATATAAAAAAATAGACTTTTTTCACCATCGGTTGTAATCCTTTCATCACCACTTATTAAATCAGCTAATGAATTTAATTTAAAAGGATTTGGCGCATCAAAACCTGATAATGTTCCAAGCCCGTCAATCGCTTCAAAAGTTAATGGAAAAGGTGTTGTTGTAACCATTTCTTGATAACGATCAACAACGATAAAACCTTCCCAATATGAATCCCACCATAGAGCCGAACCCGCTTTTGCGTCCCAATTTACGTCAGTAAGTTCCCATTTTGATTTTTCATCTTCCCACGCACCATCACCGTATGAATTATAGTAATAAACTTTTATTTTATATTCACGTTCATCAGCTTTATAAAATTCATCGTATTGTGTTAATGTTGTGGCGTATAAATTTAATTTACATCGTGATCCAATAATTGGTGAATAAATATCATCATCTGATTCCCATGTTATTTGTACAGGATTTTCAGTACCTATAAGCGGAAAAATTGTTTCAGTTTCACCACCATCAACATTTAAATAATCTTTTTTTAAAATTTCGACTTTAATTTGTCGATCTTCTAAATCACTAAAAAATAATTCAAATTTAACACCGTAAGCCATGTTATTTTATTCTGTTTCGTTGGTTTGTAGCCCTTTGAACTGCAACAACTAAATCTTGACCTTTTATTTTAAATTCTCCACCAACTTGAACATTTTGTGAACCAGTTGTTCCAATCATTGTTTTTAATTTATCTAAAGGTGCAACAACTTCGGGATTTGACTTTGCGCCACTATATTCACCCATTAATCCCATTGTTGGCGCACTTACAATTCCACCGTTTGCCATTGGTTTAATTGGTATTCCTGAAAATTGACTAAACATACTGGAAAAACCTGATGCACCACCGCCCATTATAGCGTTCAAAACTGCCGCCGCCGCCGTCGCCGCAACCAATTTAATCACTAATTGTTTTATATGTTGAATAATCGGTTCAAAAAAATTACCCCCTGAACCTAAATTTTGAAAAGATTGTGTTAATAAATCAGTTAAAATTACACCTTGTTGTAAAGTATTAATAAATGGTGCTTGTTCACTTGTTTTATTATTTGCAAGATTTGACATGCCTGATGTGTCGGCTGTTGGTTTTACATTTGCTCCAACATTTACTAAACCTAAAGGTTTTAAATCAGTTTCAAGCGTTGATACTTTTCTTAATGCAGGAACAACTGATGTATTGATTGTATTTCCAAGTTCTTGATAAGCTGAATTGTTTAATTTTATATTATTAGTATATTCCTTTTTGGCTCTAATTCCTTGCTCTTCCTCTTCTTTTATACGAGCTAAATTTTTTGCCGTAGTTTCCATTTGGAGATTATTAAATGCAACAAAATTACCGCCTGATCTTATTAAATTAAAAAAAGTTTGTATTCTTGAAACAACAGGATTTAAACGATGTAATAATTCTATTACACCAATAGTCAATGCTGAAACTCCCGTGACAATTATACCAATTGGATTTGTTAAAGCAATTGTTCCTAATATTTTTAAAGCACCTCCTAATTTTGTGATAACAGGAATTGCAGTCATTACGCCACTACTAATAAAACCAACACTTTTAATAAATGTACCTAAAACCATTATAACTGGGGCAATTACGGCACTTATTCCTGCAATTGTTAAAATTAATTTTTTTGTTTCAATGTCTAAATTGCTAAATGATTTGAGAATTACATTTGCTTTTTTTACAATTTTAGTAAAAGCAGGTAATATAATTTGACCAAAATTTGCGGCTAATTCTTTTAAAGTTTCTTGAAATATTCTCATTTGGTTAGCCGCACCGCCTGATGTTCTTGCAAAATCACCTTGTGCATTTGCAGTATTTTTTAAAACAAACTGAAATCGTAAATTAACCTTTTCAGCTTGTGTCATCGCTTTTATATTCTTTTTTATGCCTTGTTCTTGTGCAAATTGTTTTAAATTAATTTCGGTCATTATTATACCCAGCCTTTTTAATGATTCAGTTTCACCTGTAAATACCCCATTTAAAGCTGTTGTCACCTCTTTAATATTCATGTTTTTAAAAGATGCTAAATCACCCGCTAAACCTACTAATGCTGTTGACATTTCGGCGGCACTATCTACTGCAATACCCATTGATGTCCCCATATCACCAAATAAAGCCGCCATATCTAATGCCGTTCCCTCTGCAATACCAAAATTTTCTAATGTTGTTTTGCTAAATTCTTTAACTATTGATGATGAATCTTTAAAAGCAACATCAACTTTGTTTAATGATTCTTCAAAATCTGATGCCATTTTTATTGCCGCTCCACCTGCAAGTGCAATTGGTAATGTTAAACGTGTACTTAAAGACGTTCCAATGGATTGTAATCTTGTTCCAAATTGATTTAAACGTGTTGATGTTGTTGTTAAGGCTTTATTTAATCCAGTAGTATTACCATCGATTAAAACCCTTAATTTTTGATCTATTGGCATTTTTTAAAAGTTTTATTATAAATACAAAAATACTAAAAAAAAAGGGTTAAATATTTATCCCTTTTGATCTAACATGTTCTAAAAATTCTTTAAACTCTTTTGGTGTTGATTTTGGTTTTGATTTTTGTAAATATTTATCTTGCGGTAATGGAAATAGTTTTTCAGGTTTTATCATTTGGGATTTTTTTTGACAATTAACATTGTGGATCATTGTAGCCAAATATCTTGTTTGTTCCCACGCTAAATTTAATTTAATACTATGTGATTCGCCAAGAAGTTGATTTTCACTCCATGTATTTTGCCAAAAATCATTCGGATTAATTCCAACTTGTCCAATAAAATAATCAAGCAATTTATCCCAATTTAACGGATCATCTAATTTTTTTTTTCAGGATTTACAATTTTAACATCTTGTTTTCTATTAATTCCCATGTTTAAATCTTGTCCTAAAATTTTTGATTCAGTCATTGCAAGTACAATTTTTTCTAAATGATCAGGCGATAAATCACTTAACCAATCACCAACATTAAATTCATTATAATCAATTTTATTTCCATTTTCTTGATCATAAGCTAATAAACCTGAATAAATTAATGTTCTAATGTTTTTAATTGAAACGCCTTTTGAAAATACTGAATCTAATTCATCAAGATTTAACCCTAATAAATCAGTAAAATTAACCCAAAAATTCATTGAAAAATGAAGTGTGCGTAATTTACCACCAATATTTAATTGATAATAACCTCTTTTTTTGTTTGCCATTAATTAATTTTAAAAAATAAAAATAAGGGTTATTAATTAATTTAACAACCCTTAATTAATTTTTTTATGAATTAGTTGATTTCACAATTGAACCAGTTGTTGAAATTGAACCGCTATAAGTCACAGGCGATTCCATTTCCGCACTCATTTCGATACTACTTAAAAATCCCTCTGCCGTATAAACAGCGTCTCCACTTGCCGCAGTTCCGAAAATACATGTCAATTGAGTACCTGCAATTAAATAATCCGCTAATTCAATAGCGTTTGCAGTATCATCATAAGCAACTAAACCATCAAATGAAATTTCACCACTTTTAACGCCAGTGATAAGTTCTTGATAACCTGATGAATCTTTGCTTGTCGCTTCGGGTAAATCCACATTAAAAGTCATTGAACAAGATGTTGTGTGACCAAGTGCCGTTCCCTCTATTTTTAAAATTAATGATGTTCCATTAAATACTCCAGTTGTTGCCATTTTTTATGTTATTTTATTTTACAAATATACAATTTATTTTTTTTGCTTTTATTTACATTTATAGGTTAAAAACTATATTAATTATAATTTATTATTTCTTTTATCATCAAAATCCATAGCACTCTTTAATATAATTCTATCTAAAATATTATCATAATTTTCGACCATTTGATTTTGTAAGTTAATAATCATTTTTTCGTATTCATCTTTGTTTTTGTGTAAGTTTTCTATTGTTAATTCTAATTTTTCAATTTTACTTTTCATAGCTTCAATGTCATCAGGTTTACTTCCTGTAATTGTAGATACAACCATAGCCAAACTTGCAGAAAGTGTACCTACTAACATCATAACTACTTCTTTGTTAGAATCTAAAACAGGAAATTGAATAAATCCTACAACTAAAGCAACTATAAAAAAGAATATAAGTAATGCTCCAATATAATGACGTATTTCTTTCGCCACCCCATTTCTTGGTAAATTCATTTCTTTAATTTTTGGTAAATTGATATAATCGTATATGTTGCTGTAAGGATTAGAACTATGGTCTGTAAGATTTCATTAGCTTCATTCATTAAAGAAAAAAGAATTGCGAATCCATTAGCTGACCATACTTTTAAATCCATAATTTTACCAAAGGTTTCGCATTGCCCAATAAAAATAAACTCCACCTGTTGCGTTCATTCCTACCCAAATTGCAGTGCTATTAATTTTAAAATTAGTTGTCACCATAATTTATTTTTATTTATTTAACACCCTGTTTCATTATAAAGTGTTGATACTTCACTTGCTGATATTACTTTGTTGAATATTCTTAATTGGTCAAATTTACCAGGAAACCCATTCGCACCTTCTCTATATGAACCTATATTAAAGCCAGATTCAATCGTTCTGCCTGAAGATTGAGAATTTATAGTGTCAGTACCAATTAAACTATTCTGTAAATATATATCAACTTCTTTTGAAGAAGCATCATATACAAATACAATATGATACCAAGTATCAGTCGAAAGGGTTGCAGTAGCATTATAACTTGAAGCGTCATAAGTAGAACCACTATAACCTCTTCTAAATTCAAATTGCACTCCATTAGTACTTGATGTACCTCTAATTAAAGTATAAAGCATTTGATAATTTGCTGAAGTTGTTGGATTACCTTTACCAAATATATTATAATAAGTTGAACTTGATGATGGTATAGACTCTAAATTAAACCAAATACTAATAGAACAATCATCATTAGATGTATTTGTTAAAACATTTGTAATATTAGGAAAAGTAACATAAGTGTTTCCTGTATCATCTGTTTCTGCACTTTGTCCATATTTTCCTGTTACATATGTTATGCCTGTACCACTTCCATCATAATTACCACTTAAATCATTTGCATTGTTTTCAAAATTGTAAGTAGCAACACAAGAACTATCTCCAAGTATTTGAAGCGTATTAGCTGTACAAGAAACTCCTCCAATAAACAATCTTTTACCTAAACTCATATTTTACTACATCTGTTTTTTTTGTTAAACTATTTATTTCTGATTCTTTTTCCGCACATTCTGTTCTTAAAGCTGATCTTGCATCTAATATTGATTGATCAGTTGAATTACCAAGTTCTTGGTCTCTAATAATTATCCAATCTGTTTCTTTTAATTTATTTTTGTAAATATGTTTAAGATCTGAAATTTTTTCAGCTTTAAGTTCTGAAACTGACTGACTCCAAGTCTTGTTCGTTTTAGAATAAGAAAATACACTATTATCAGAATTAAAACTTAAATCTCCTAAATTATGTATTTGAGAATCATAATCACTTGGATATTCAACATTATAAAATCCGTGAGTTTCTAATTCTGAATCCGATAACAAATCAAA